CGAGTTTTTGTCTATTCACTTGCTCAGGTTGTCCACCTGTTCAAGATGACATTTACTCCAGTGATTAACGGCATCGTGCTTGCCCAGCATGATGTTAAAGATGATCATCCCAGGCTAAGCTGTAAAGACAGCCATTCCATTTCAACCTCTGACTCGTCCGCGTCACTTTGCAGTTACGGTATGGCCGGGAAGGCTCACACCCTACACCCGCCCATTCACGTTGACCTGGAATGTACAAAGTGGCATAACCACATTACTCTCGTGACAATTTTCTTATCACTTAAGAACATGTTAGCTGCAATAGTAAATCCAAAGTGGGCCAAATTCAGTGAACTACTGAAGATGACTCACCTCTTGGTCTTAGTGTCCGGGCTTAAGGAATATTTGTGGGCATTCAAGCTCATGACCAATCGACTCATTGCCATTGGAGAGCGATCAGGAACAAAATTCCTGGTTCTCTACATGAAGCAATGTATCCGATTGGTCCTGGCATTCCTCAACAACCAGAAGATTACTCCCCAAAAGGGAGATCTGATGGTTGCTTGTGGGAAGTCAGGGTTACCTCTGGTCATCCCAGGCATCCTCCGTCGTCTCATTGTTTCCTTTCGGGAACTTGGAACGATTAAAGGACGTCTGGTCACTCGAGCAGTTCTAACCGTTCTGAGATTTAATGAGGTATTACAGTTCAAAGCCTTACCTGATCTATCTACCATTACTGGTGGATTTACGGGTATTGGTGCAAGTTTTAGCACCCTAGAACTTCGCACTGTTTTACGTCTCTTTAAATTTCCGACCGGTGGCTTGCCAGGATTAACCTGGACTGTCTCTGAGAGCGCAGGTCCAAATGGACCTAAAGCCACTTGGTTCGCCGGTGCTGATGCCGTTGCATTACTTTTCCATCCAAGCAATTTGTATGGAATCGTTATGTTCGGCATACTGACACGACGGTTTTCCTTAGTGCTTTGGTTGATCTCAATTCAGATCATCTGCCTACCAGCATTGCCAATCTTATGAGCATTTAAAGTCATTGTCCCATCTACGATCGGGCGACTTGTTTGCCTGACCGAAGGTGGGGGTAAGCGTCGTGTGATTGCTATCACAGATTGGTGGACACAAATACTTTTCCGGCCCTTACATGATTACTTGTTTTCCATCCTGAAGATAATTCCTCAGGACGGGACATTTAATCAGTTCGAGCCAGTTAAGACCTGGGTATTACCCCGGGTACGTTTGGGTTCACCGTGCTTCTCCTTTGACCTTAAAGCTGCAACGGATCGGTTACCGATTGATTTCCAGAAGGATGTTTTATCACTTGTCTTTGGACAGTGATTTTCATTCTTCTGGGGATTGATCCTGGATCGTGATTGGCTCTACAAAGACCAGC